AAGAAGACTTTAGAGGTAAACCCTTCGCCTCGTATTACGTTGCGTGTGAAGGTAAGGAGCTACTCAGTGAGGGTGGCTTCAACACATTCCCTTATCCTATTAGCCGTTACGTGACAGGTCCAGGTGAGGTCTACGGGCGCTCACCTGCTATGATGTCACTACCATCTATCAAGGTGCTGAACGAGCAGAAGAAGACTATGTTGACGCAGGGCCATAGGGTTGTGAACCCTGTCTTGCTGTCACACGATGATGGCGTATTAGACACGTTCTCGATGAAACCAGGGGCGATGAACCCTGGTGGCGTGAGTGCTGAAGGTCGGGCGCTAGTGCATACACTACCGACAGGCAACCTCGCTGCGGGTCAAGAGCTTATGGACATGGAGCGTAGCGTCATCAACGATGCGTTCTTAGTCAGCCTATTCCAGATACTCGTTGAGACACCAGCGATGACCGCGACAGAGGTACTGGAGCGAGCCAGAGAGAAGGGTGCTTTGTTATCCCCGACGATGGGTCGTCAACAGTCTGAGATGTTAGGACCGATGATTGAGCGTGAGCTTGACCTGATGGTGCAACAAGGAATGCTCCCTGAGATGTCACCAATGCTGCAAGAGGCAGAGGGTGAGTTTGAAATTGAGTACGACAGTCCTCTGAGCCGCTCTCAACGCGCAGAGGAAGCCGCAGGTTGGCTCCGCACGTTGGAGGCTGCTATCGCCTACGCCAACACGACACAGGACTTAGGTGTGCTTGACCAGTTCAACACAGATGTCATCTATCCAGCCTTAGCTGAGATTAACGCCGTACCTGCATCATGGATGCGTGGCGCGGAGGAAGTGGCACAACTCAGAGAGCAACGCGCTCAACAACAGCAGATGCAACAAATGGTCGATGCAGCGCCAGCCGCAGCAGGTGTGATGAAGCAACTGGGTGGTAGATGATAGATAAAGCAAGAGAGTTCCTACGGACACGCGGGCAGAAGTACCGCTCGACGTTCGCAGGTGTCAACGGTGAGGCAGTGTTGGACGACTTGGCTAAGTTCTGTAGAGCCAATGAGAGTACGTTCCACACCGACCCACGGGTTGAAGGTATTATGCAAGGCCGACGAGAGGTGTGGTTAAGGATCGCCAATCACCTGAACATGTCGGAAGATGAATTGTGGTCCCATTTTAATAGTTAGAAGGAACGTCATTTTATGAGCGAAGAAGCCCAAGCTGCCCCGGAAGGACAAGCAGCAGAAGCAGCAGCCCCAGAAGCAGGACAAGCCGCACCAGAAGCATCTACAGTAAACCAAGACCCTTGGATCAGCAGCGTAGAGAACGCAGACACGAAAGCGTGGGCCGAAAGTAAGGGTCTACAGAACGGGTCTTTTGAGAATGTTCTCGGTAGCTACCACAACTTAGAGAAGTTGATGGGCGCAGACAAGGCAGGACGAACAGTTACCTTACTTGGTGATGATGCTTCAGACGCAGATAGAAATGAGTTCTATGGTAAATTGGGACGACCAGAAGACGCAGCCGGTTACGGGATACAAGTACCAGAAGGCGGTGACAGTACTTTCGCAGAGTGGGCAGGGGCGACCTTCCACGAGGCGGGTTTAAGTAAGGCTCAAGCGGATCAGATCACTGAGCAGTGGGGCGAGTTCGCAGGTGGTATGGAACAGTCTAACTCTGACGCTGAGGCTATGTCAGCAGTTGACGCTGAAGCTGATCTCCGTAAGGAGTGGGGCGCAGCCTTTGACCAGAAGGTCCAAGGTATCAACGCCGCCGCAGAGCAGTTAGGTTTCACTGAGGGGCAACTTGAAGGGTTGCGTAACTCAATGGGTCCAGTCGAGGCTATGAAGTTTGTGGATAAACTTAATTCACAGATTGGTGACGATGTGGTAGACTTAGGCGAAGCGAAAGCATCTGGACTGAGAACGCCAGAACAAGCCCAACAAGAGATGAGTGAGTTGAGTATGAACAAAGAGTTCATGGACGCTTGGCTTAATAAACAACACCCAGGCCATGAGGCTGCTGTGAATAAAAAGACAGATCTAGCCCGCATGTCGGCAGGTGAAGTATGAAGCAGACCCGACTAGAGGCTCTTAAACTAGCCGTCTGTCACGGCCTGGAAGAGGCGGGTACTTTATTGGTAGCCGCCGCCTACCACGACTATATTGAGGTGGGCATGGATAAGAACAAAAAGAAAGCCTTAGAGCAACGTGTTCTAAGGGCCAAGCAAAAGGATAAGTGATATGCCCTACGGAAAAGGTACTTACGGAAAAACAGTAGGAAGACCACCAAAGAAGCCTACTACAAGACCTACTAAAAAATCAGCCAGCACAAAGAAGAAATAGCTGCGGTAATTAACTAGTTGCATTTCAGCAACAAGTGTGACATTATTACACCATAGCGCATCATGTGATGTCGAACAGGCTATGTGGATAACCAGCAATGGCCCACGATACAGCCTTAGTAGTGGCCCCTTTTGGACAAGCCTTTCAGCTAAGTAATTTTAACTGAACCCTAAAGGAGGACACTATGTCCAATGAAATCCTAGACTGGTCAGTGATTGACTATAAAAGCACTGTTGAGCATCTGCTTCAACAGCGTGGTTCCAAGTTCCGTGGTGCTGTTATGGAAGACAGTTATCATGGTAAGTCTGGTGCCGCAGTCAATCAGATTGGTGCAGTGAACGCTCAGGCGCGCACAACCCGTCATGCTGACACCCCATTAATTGAAACACCTCACGATAAACGCTGGGTATTCCCAACGGATTACGAGTGGGCTGACTTGATTGATGATCAAGACAAACTTCGCGTTATTGCCGATCCTACCTCACCATACGCCATCAACGGTGCTATGGCTCTGGGTCGCGCCATTGACGACATTATCATCACCGCCGCTACAGCTACGTCGCTGACCGGTGAGGATGGTACGACTTCAACTGCTTTCCCTTCTGCTCAAACGGCTAGTACTACTGCTGGTGGTTTGACTGTTGCCAAGTTGCGGGAGGCTATGCAGCTTCTTATTGCTGCTGAAGTTGATGTAGACAACGAGCCACTGTTCTGCGCTATCGGCGCTCAACAGCATGACGATCTACTCGGTGAAACTCAAGCTGTTAGTTTGGATTACACTAATCGTCCGGTACTCGTAGATGGCCGCATTAAGTCCTTCATGGGCTTTAACTTCATCGACAGCCAGCGTCTTGCCCTTTCAGGCTCGAACCGTACTGCCGTTTGTTGGGCTAAGTCTGGTCTTCACCTTGGCGTCTGGAACGACATAAACGCTCGGATCACCGAACGTGATGACAAATCTTATTCTACACAGGTCTACGTAAAAGGTACTTTTGGTGCCACCCGTGTCGAAGAAGAAAAAGTCGTCGCCATTACTTGCTCGGAGGCTTAAATCATGGGTACAGTATATAGCGTACAAAAAACCAAATGGGACCAGAACAGTCCTAAAACGGCAATCAAGCCAATCGAACACAAAGGTCGTGTTCGTAGCTCATACGCCAACTACGTTGCTGCTACGGAGCAGTCGGACATCGAGATGTTCAACCTCCCCAACGGCGCTCGTATCTTGACAATGGAAGTAGCTCACGCCGCTCTTGGCTCGTCTACCACGTTGTCTGTTGGTTATGCGGCTCACACCAAAGCTGACGGCACTGCCCAAGCTGTTGATGTGGACGAGTTCAAAGCTGCGGCTGCATCTACAGGTGTCGCCGTTACTGGCGCTGCTTTGACTGAGGCGTTGGGTCGCTACTCAGTCGTAGACGCAGACGACACAGGGATGCCAGTTACGGTATCTCTTGCCGGTGCAAACGGAACGGGTACTATCTCGCTTCAATGCACTTGGGTTCTTGACTAAATAAAACGGGAGGGGGCAACCCCTCCCACTTTTAGGAGTTTCTAATGGCTAATCGTACTTTCACGTTGACCCTAACTGATTTCGATATGAACACCGCTGCTTCTGTAGCTGGTTCGGATGCGGGTTCCGCTGGGGCCGGTGTTGTTATTGTTGACGTAGCTGAGAGCGCGAACAAGGCCGACGTTGTTGTCGCTTTGAATGCTCTTGCAGCTTTAATTGGTGGCGACCAAGAAGCACTTAATTAACATAGGGGGTCGGTATGGCTTCCGATGTAGACATCTGTAATCTCTCGTTACAACGCCTTGGCGCTAAGTCGATAGCTTCTTTAGCTGAAGACAGCACCGCAGGGCGAGCTTGTAATCGAGTTTACGCACACGCAAGAGACAGTGAACTCCGGGATCATGCCTGGAGTTTTGCCCGTGCGAGGGTACAGATCGCAGCCGATAGCACAGACCCCACCTTTGGGTTTGCCAAACGCTACGCTCTACCTTCCAACTATTTACGCATTCTACCCAACGATGCGGTGAATGGTACGTCATCTCAAGGTGATTGGCAGATTGAGGGGCGGCACATTCTCACTAACGACACCTCACCAATCAACCTAGTTTACATCAAACAAATCACTGACGAGAACGATTTTGATGAGCAGTTCATTGAGTTGCTTGTCGCCCGTATCGCTATGGACATAGCCGAGGCTGTTACGCAATCCAACACCAAGCAGGACGCAGCCACAGAGAGATACATCGACGCTAAGAAGAAGGCGCGTAAGACCAATGCTTTCGAACGTCCACCACAGGAGCCGCCCACAGACCCTTGGGTAACAGCGAGGCTTTAGACCTTGGCAAAAGTATCACCAATCCAAAACAACTTCAACGGGGGTGAGATATCCCCTCTTATCTTTGGGCGACCTGATCTTGATAAGTACAAGACGGGCCTGAAGACTTGCACGAATTTTGTTCCCCTTATCCAAGGGCCTGTAGAGCGCCGCCCAGGTACTAAGCATATCAACAATGTGAAGGATAGCTCTAAAAGCACTCGATTGGTGCGCTTTGAGTTCTCCACGACACAGGCTTACGTGCTGGAGGTCGGTGATCTCTATATGCGCTTCTTCAGAGATAACGCCCGTATCCACGAAGCAGACACAACTATATCAGGCGCGACAGCAGCTAATCCTGTAGTAATAACAGACACCGGCCACGGCTACACTAATGGAGATGAAGTATATATCTCAGGTGTAGTTGGCATGACCGAGTTGAACGGTAAGAACTACTTGGTGGCTAACAAGAACACCAACGACTTCGAGCTTACTGACTTACAAGGCACCAACATTAATGGTACAGGTTACACCGCCTACGGTTCGGCTGGCACAGCCAGCACACCTGTTGAGTTGACCACAACATACGCAGAAGCCGACCTGTTCCAGTTAAAGTTCACTCAGTCGGCAGATGTGTTGTATATCACCCACCCCTCTTATCCTCCACGTAAACTACAGCGCACATCACACACAGCTTGGTCAATAACGGATTTAACTTTTCTCGATGGGCCGTTTCTAAACACTAACGCGGGGGCGACCACGTTTACGTTGTCAGGTACTTCAGGATCAGTCAACGTCACGGCTTCAGCCGTTACTGATGTCAACGATGGAGACGGTTTTAAGACCACAGACGTGGGTAGACTCATCCGCTGGAAAGACGCTGCGGGTAATTGGACTTGGTTGACCATAACAGGTCGCACCAGCACAACTGTTGTTGTTGCGACTATCGATGGCCCGAATGCTTCAGCTACGACAGCTACCGTGAATTGGCGCTTAGGTGTGTGGTCAGCTACAACAGGCTACCCAGCAGCAGTCATGTTCCACCAAGACAGATTATGCTTCGGTGGTGGTGTGGACTACCCTCAACGCATCGAGTTTAGCCGTACAGGTGACTTCGAGAACTTCGCGCCGACCACCGAAGACGGAACGGTTGTCGATGACAATGGCTTCTCTATCAGCCTCGCGGCGGATAACGTCAACGCTATCAGGTGGATGGCAGACGACGAGAAGGGTCTTCTCATCGGCACAGTCGGCGGTGAGTGGGTGGCTAGACCGTCTGACCAAGGTGGTGTGATCACACCATCGAACAGACAAGCTAAAAGGTCTTCCGCATACGGTAGCGCAGACATCACACCAGTACGCGCAGGACGGGCTGTGTTGTTCATCCAGAGCGCCAAACGCAAGATACGCGAGTTAGCCTATATCTTTGAAGATGATGGCTTCCGCGCACCTGACATGACGCTTGTAGCTGAACACATGACCTTATCAGGTTTGGTAGAGGTCGCGTGGCAGTCCGAGCCTCAAGATATTATGTGGTCTGTTCTAGCAGACGGCACACTAGCGGGCATGACCTATGACCGTGACCAGTCTATCATCGGTTGGCACCGGCATGACATGGGGGGTTATAGCTCCGCTGGTTCTGCTGCGGGTGCTAAAGTCGAGAGTGTAACAGTCATACCTAATGTTGGTGGTACTGCTGACGAGGTTTATATCGTGGTTAACCGTTACATCAACGGTAACACCATGCGCTACGTTGAGTATCTTGTCCCTTACTGGTCCTCTGATAACGACCAAGAGGACGCCTTCTATGTTGATAGTGGGTTGACCCTCGACGTGCCTTTGACCCTCACAGCAGCTACGGCGGCTAAACCTTGTGTTGTAACCTCAGCATCGCACACGTTCTCAGACGGAGATGTGGTGCGTATAACTGAGGTTGTGGGCATGACAGAGTTGAACAAGATCGCGTATAAGATTGCGAGTAAGGCCACCAACACGTTCGAGCTATTCAGTAACACTAAACGAGCAGTCACCATAAGCGGCGCGACAGTGGCTAACCCTGTTGTCATTACCGCCACGGCGCATGGCCTGTCGGATGGTGACGAGATATCTATTCATAACGTGGTGGGTATGGTCGAGATCAACGGTCTGGGCTTCACCGTAGCTAACAAGACTGCCAACACCTTTGAGCTTTCAGGCATCAACGGTACAGGCTACACTTCTTACACCTCTGGGGGTGACATGCACAACGCCATAGACGCGGCAGCTTACACCGCTTATGTGTCTGGTGGTAAGGCTCGCGAAAGGGTGTCTACAATAACAGGTTTGGCTCATCTGGAAGGCGAGACTGTATCCATCTTGACTGAAGGAGCAGCACATCCAGACAAGACGGTGGCTTCGGGCGCAATAACGCTCGACCACTCGTCCAGTAAAGTCCATGTAGGCTTAGGTTATAATTCAGATTTCGAGACACTACGCCCAGACTTCGGCGCTAAAGACGGCACCGCTCAAGGTAAACTCGTTCGGATGCACCGTGTTATCGTGCGGTTTTTCCAGTCTCTCGGTGGTAAGATTGGCCCCGACAGCAGCAACCTCGACGCGCTGCACTTCCGCGAAGGTGGCGACCCGATGGACACAGCGGTTGCCTTATACACGGGAGATGTTGAAGAAGAATGGGAAATGGAGTATAGTAGTGACGCGCACATATTTATTCGGCAAGACCAGCCTCTCCCAATGACAATTGAGGCAGTGATGCCACAGATGTCAACACAGGATAGGTAATGCAAGTTGTACCATTTGAAGCAGAGCATTTAAAGAGTTTAGAGTTACAGGCGGCACAGGCATATTTAAGCCAGTGGGTGACGCCAGAGCAGGGAGAAGCACTAGCCGAGGAGCCGTCGTTCACTGCTATGAAGGATGGTAAACCAATAGCTTGTGCTGGTATTATTAATATGTGGTTTGGTAGGTCTATCGCGTGGGCCTATGTATCAGACACAGGGCCGCAAGATTTTATCGGGGTACACCGCGCAGTCAAGGCTTTCTTAGATGTCTGCTACGTACAACGAATTGAGATGACAGTCGATTGCGATTTTCCGCAAGCCCATAGGTGGGCTAAGTTATTAGGTTTCGAGATGGAGAGTGAGTGTATGAAATCTTTTCTCCCTAATGGTCAAGACAGCGCGTTATACGCGAGGGTGCTATAATGGAATTAGCTACAATAATGACAGTCGTCAAGATTGGCGGCGCAGCTATGAGCGCGATGGGCGCTATGCAACAAGGCGCGTCAGCCAACGCCGCAGCTCAGTATAACGCGCAGGTTGCAAACAACAACGCCATAGCAGCGAGGCAGACGGCTGCGGAGGACCGAAAACGATTTGACAGACAGACTAAGCTCCGCATGGGTACTCTCCGCGCAGGAGGCGCGTCTCTGGACTTGCTAGAGGATAGCGCCATGCAGGAAGAGCTAGAGGCTCTAAGTATTTTACATGGCGGCGAGATACAAGCTCAAGGGTTTGAGAACACAGCCACACTAGAGCGCGCCAAAGGTAGGGCTGCTAAGAGCCAGGGTATCTCTGGTGCGGCGGGGTCTTTGCTTAAGGGTGCGGGGGCTGCGTATGGCGGGTTTAGCGCAGGGTCTACTACAGGCTCTTTCGGAACAGGTAGTAACACAGGCTACGGCACCACAACAAGTGGACAAACCTTTGATTGGGGAGCGGCCTTCTAATGCCAAAACTAACAGCTTTCAGTGCAACAAAAGTACCCTCCAGTGTAGTCGGCGGTAGAGCAGCTTCGGCTGCTGACTTTGGTGGTGACGGTGGTTTGCTACAGGCGGGTAAGGATGTCTCAGACTTCGCTGCGGATTTAAAGGTTAGGGAAGACAAACGCTCCATCACGGAGGCGCGGGGTTCTTTTGCTGATATGAAAGTCCTCTTGATGGAGGAGAGCTTAGAGCGCCAGAATAATGCAGAGACGGGAGCGCCGGGACACTTCGATGCTTCTAAGACGGCATACGACGATAGGATGGCGCAGTTTAACGAGAACTTATCGCCTGTCCAGCGGCAAGCTCTCGCGGGGGATATAGCGAACAACCGCGTGTCGTTCATGCGGAACGAGTTGGGCTTCCAAGCTAAAGAGAGCATACGCGCTGATAGCGTAAACTTGGGTAAGACTTCTCTCGATATCCAAGGCCGCATTGCTTCAGGGAAACTGAGCGTTGCTGACGGCGCTAAAGAATACGCAGGTAATCTCGAGACAAGTAACATCCCCGTGCGCTTGCGCGAGGACATGATGCTGACAGAGCAGCCTAAGTTCAGGAAATCACTGACGGATGGTCTAATAGAGAACACGGAATTAGGTGTCGCAAGATTAGCGAGTGGCGAGTTGGCTAAAGTGCTACCACCTAACGAGCTATCCAAATTTAAGGATGACCTACGCTCGCGTATCTCCCGCAATAACGAGATACAAAAGAATGATGAAATAATAGCTTTCGCGGCGGCTCAACCCGAAGCGTGGGCGAAATATTCATCCAACACGATGACACTGAAAGATTTATCAGCTTTTGAGGGCCGCATACCTCAGACCCTCTATAACACCATGCACTCCCGCATATCAGGTAACGCGATACCAGAGACGAGCCTTGCGCAGAAACAGGCTGCGATTACGGACACCGCTTCGGAGTTTGAGCTATTAGATATATACAACCCTCGAAAAGGGGCTAAAGGAAACGCCTCGATTGGCGGGACGTTAGAGGAGTTGTTGAATTTTCAGAAGCGACTAGATGACCGCCACGCCAAAGGGCTGCTGACCACCGGACAAGTGTTGGGCTACCAGAAACAGTTGTCTGTTGTGACTAAAATGCTGATGGAGAACCGGGGTGTTGGATGGTTTGGTGATGCGGTGGAGGGTCCGTTTCATACACCTAACAGGATGGCGCTTGGTATTCGGTCCATCAACGAGGCGGCAGCTAAGAACAAATGGCCCCTATCTAAACGCGCCAGTGTATTAGGAAAATACAACACCTTATTAGAGCAAGAGGAAGAAAAATCCACAAAACCTAAAGACGTGGAGAGCGAGGATGATTACCAAATCTCCAAACGGCTGTATGATAAAGCTGTGATGCAAGACGTGAGGGAGAACCACCCCAGCGTACCCGAAGGCATCAACCCTAACGCTGTCTTGACGAAAGACGGCGTAGTTAAAGGGGCGTCTGCCACATCCACCGACAAGCCTGACCGTGTCATCCCACCTAAGAGTACGATCATGTTTGACCCGGAGACGTCAACCTACATCCTTGCCCCGCTGAACGATAAAGGAAAACCTGTTAGCGAAGGAGCCAGAGCGTTGACCCCTGAAGAAGTAGTGGGTTTTGGTCTCGCGCCGTCTTACGAGGCAACAACGGAACCACCAAGCGGCGGTCACATCCTAAACGATGATCCTTCTGTCGCGGTTACTCTGCCGAAACCTGTAGGCGCGGTGACTGAAGAAGAATTAGCAGAGCCGGGACTTACAGATGTAACCCCCGGAAGCGGTAACTCTTTAGACATACCACCACCTAAAGGTGGCTCGCCTGAAGACCCGGGACTTACAGATATAACCCCCGGCAGTGGCGGCTCTTTAGACATACCACCACCTAAAGGTGGCTCACCTGAAGAAAAAAAGACTACGCAGACTTTTACGGGTGGTCCGGGTAAAGGAGTTGAAATACCGCTGGACCTACCACCTTCTGAGCAAGCTATTACTATGGTTCAAAGCACTCTCCTCGCCAACGAGGGTACAGGTGATAAGGTCACAGGTATCGCCACAGGTGAGGGCGGCATACTAGAGGCGCGTAGAGATGAGATGCAGAAACGTCTCGGCAGACCTCTGACGTGGGAGCAAGCTCGCAACGAGGCGGTGCGTGAAGACAGCGCCCTGCTGCACGACAGGCTCCCCGGCTTCGGCACACTCGCTGCGCCAGTTCAGGCCGCTGTTCTCGACATGGCTTACAACGTGGGCGCACATAAGGCCGCGAACTTCAGGAAGCTACGCATTGCCGCCTCTGCGGGTGCGGCTGATCAGGTGTTGATTGAAACACTCGACACCGCCATAGTTAAAAAGAAGACTATGGTAGGTACAGCTGCGCGGCGAGCCAGAATGTTCAATGCGGCTGTCACTAATAAGAATTTAACCATAACGGCTGTGGAGCAGTTCAAGGACGGCACCATACAGTATCTTCACAACGATAGAGTTATAGCTTTCGTTAAACGTCCCAAGCATGAGATGAGTGACGTAGGTAGACGCCTCGCTCCAGACTTCTACCCTTAGGATTATAAATGGCTGACTTCGATTTAAGCAGAGCAGTTCCAGTGGATGTCCCCGCTGCGCCTTCACAGGCACCAGCGGCGGCACCTCTGTTCGATCTCAACAGGTCGATACCCGTGAACCTGCCCGATGAGCAGATTTACGTCGAGCAGACAGGTGAGACGGTTCAAGCCCCTGCTGGCAGCACGAACACGCTGTCTCAAATATGGGACAAGAGTTTAGCAAAAGGTGATAACACCACCTCGCTTAACAAACTATATTTTGAGCAGTGGTACGGCAACGACAACCCGATGATCAAAAAAGAGATCAAGCGTCTTGAGAAACTTACTATTGGTGAGATAAAAACAGATAATCTGCTGGAAGACATGTTGAGCGGATCACTCAAACAGGTAGCTAACTTGAAAGAGATGGCGTTTGCTGCATCCAAACGCGCAGGGCAAGGCGCTGTTGCTGGCGGCATCACAGGTTGGGCTTTCGCGGGTGTGGGTGTGGTGCCGGGGTTCTTCGCGGGTCTGACTTCTGGTGCTATCGCAGGGCCAGTAGAGACAGCCTTCATCCTTGAGACAGGTGCGGCGTTCAAAGAGATACGAGATTTTAAAGACACTAAAGGTAAAGTTATTGATGTTGAAGTGGCTCGCATGGGCGCGGTGTTAGCGGGTGCGGCTTCAGCGGGGTTGGAAGCGTTACCTATAGGCTTACTTCTAAGACTTGTTCCGGGTGCCAAAACCATTGTGCAAAAGATGGGGTTGAAGGCAACAGACCTAATTAAGATACCCGGAAAGAAAAAAGCCTTAAAGAATTTTTTGGTCAATGTGTCCACGTTGATCGTCGTTGAAACAGGCGTCGAGATGACCCAAGAACTAGCTCAAATTGCTGGTGGTGAGGCGGCTAAGAACATATCACCGGAAGACTTCAAGCCCATCACCAATCAGGAAATTCTTGAACGTGTAGCGAAGGCGGGGAAGGAAGCACTCTTAGCAACGCCGATGATAGGCATGACAATGTCATCCCCCCGGCTGGCCCAAGACCTTGCAGCCACTCGTAAAGAGAAGCCTAAAGAAGACCCCAAAGTTAGAAAGATCAAAGCTGTCGAAACAGAGGTCGTTGACAGGGTGACTGAGAAGATCAGGAACTCTCCCATCTCTGATGACATGAAAACCTTTGACGCCAAGCTCACCGTTGAGGAAGCGAAGATACTGGCAGACGCAGGGGTTCAAGTGGCACCTGATGGCTCCATCCCTGTGTCCGATGCGGAGCTTGTAGCGGCTGAGAGTATGCGCCGTACTGACGCCTACACTCAAATGGTCAGCCAAGCACAGACAGCAGAGGAGCGTGGGCTGGCAGAGGCAGGGCGCAAGGTGGCGAGAGAACGAATTAAGAAGCTCGACAAAGAGGTGGCAGCACTCGACCAACGGTTTGATGAAACCCTTGAGACGATCAACGAGCGCAAGGCGCAAGGCAAGCCCACCAAGGCTCTGGACAACCGCATCACAGCCATGCTCGCAAAGCGCGAGGCGATGGATAAGGAACGCTCTGACCTACTCACCGCAGAGACACCATTAGAGGTACGCAAGCAAGAGGCCAACGCCACAGACCAGACTATCGAGGTCAAGGGTGTCGAGCTTGTTAAGGCTAAGGCAAGAGAAGCTAAGGCTGTAGCGCGTAGTATAAACAAGACGCTTACCAAAGGTGTCCAGCTTGCTAAGAAAGATGTTAAGGCCGCGCAAGACGCCGCCATCAAAGCAATACAAAATTCAGGGTTGTCTAAAGAAGACATCTCCGATTTCATGGTCGCCGTGCGTAATATTCAATCGGCGGCGCAGTTCGCTAAAGCTATGCCGCGTATCCAGAACCGCATTAACCAGAAGCTCAACAAGCGGAGAGCGCAGAAGGCGACGTCATTACTCAAGGCCGCGCTGAAGCGTACCAGAGTAAAGAACAACAAGGGCAAGTTCGGGCCAGATATACAAGAGGTTTTAGACGCGGCGCGAGAAGCTATGGCTGAAACTAAAGACAGCGCCAAGGAGAAGATACAAGCATCCGACAGCACGACAGAGATACCGTCACCTGAAGCAGCGTTCCGCAACCGCATCTTAGCGTTCAGGGCTGACCCTAACGCCACAGACGTTGGGGTTATCGAGCAACTCCTTGAGGATGTGGTTACACTCATGACGTCAGGTAAGAACCTCAAATCTTCCGGCGTGTTGCGGCAGAAGGCTGATAGCGCCGACAAGATAAGTCGTTTGATGGAGTTGATGGGCGACGAGAGAGTTGAAACGGATAACAAACGCCGACGCCGGGAGTGGTTGGCCGCTGCTGAAACGCAGACGTTTTTGAACTTGAGCGGAGCGTGGTGGAATAAGTTGGAGCGCATCATGCGGTCGTCCAACAAAGCCGCTGTCGATGCGCTGGTGAACGAGTTGTCGTTGTTTAAAGAGAACAGAGACTTTGCCAGAGGGACTGCGCGTTCCGTTGAGCGTTTCACAGAACTTGCTATGGCAACCGGGGATTACAAAACTCAGCGAGCGTTGTTCAAGCAGCTATCCCGCGACGAAACAACGGCAGTGAACATGGGGGACTTTCAACACTCAGACCAGAAGCCAGGGCAGACCCGCAATCTGGAGATTAAGACAAGAGCGCAACTCCGTAAACGCGTGATGGAGTTGCGTGACCCTAAGATCAAAGAGGCTCTGATGTCCGAGCGAGGCAACGCGTACACCGAAGAGATAATACAAGCTCTTGAGAATGAGATGTCAGAGGTTGATATGAGGCTCGTCGAAGCTGAATTGCAGTTCTACGAGGAGTACTACCACAGGATCAATGAGGTGTACCGTAGGACCAACGGCATCAACCTACCTAAACTTGAGTTCTATAGCCCTATCAAACGTCTCCTCGAAGACGGAAAGACGGATGAGTTTTTAACAGGTGTGATATCGTTGTACCGTGGCGGTGTTGCTCCGAGCGCGCTCAAGAAACGTGCGCCCAGCAGCGAACGTTATATAAAAGAAAGCGGCGACATCGAGGTTCTACACAGCCACATCAATGAGATGGAATACTTCATCGCCTACGCTGAGAAGTTACAATCTTTAAATGTTGTTATGAAGAACTCCCAGGTGCAGCTAAAGATCAAGCGCATATTTGGGGACCAAATTCTCAGCAACATTAACCTGGATTTGGACCACTTTTCCAAGAAAGGTGTGAATGTAGCAGAAGTAGGTCAGGCGTTGTACGTCACACTTATGCGTAACTTCTCCTTCGCCCAACTGGGGTTAAAACCTCAGATTGGTTTAAAACAACTGGCGTCTTTCGCGGCTTACGCACAAGACGTACCTATAGTTGACTTTACTGCTGGGCTTGCGGCGTTCGCAAAGAACCCAAGGGCTGCTATAAAAGAGCTGAACCAATCTGAGTTGTTCGCCACACGGGGATCAGATAACATAGACTTAGATTATAAATCTCTGCTGTCCGACAAGAGCTGGATCAACGTGCTTGGACGCAACCCTGATGTCGCCAAAGTTATAATGGTCTTCATCAAGCATGGTGATAGAGCCGCTATCGCCTTCGGCGGCTACGGGCACTACCACGCCATGCTCAAGAAGAACGGCGGCGACAAAGCAGCGGCGCTGGCCTCGTTCGACACGTTGACTGTCCGCACACAACAATCGAGTGACATCGACCAGATATCGCAGCTGCAAAGGTCAAGCAGTTGGGGGCGGATTATGACGCAGTTTATGTCGTCAGCAAACGCGCTAACCCGTGCTGAGTACAGCGCCATATTAGGGGGTTTGTCCGGGCGTTTATCCCGCAAAGAGTTTGCCAAACGTATACTCATTCTACATGTGGTAATACCTAACATGATCCAGTTTATAGCCAACGGCTTCAACTGGGAATGGGAAGACCAACTGCAAGCGTCCTTACTAGGTACACTAAACGGCGTGTTCGTCGTAGGTGATTTACTCGAAGCCTCCGTGCGGTGGGGTATTGGTGGCGTGGAGAATGTCTTTGATCTATCCACACGGCACCCGATGTCCTTCTTCAAAGACCTGCTTGGTGCCATAGAAGATATATCCGAGAACGGTATCAGTATAAACGACTGGCTTGAAGGATCGAAGGCGATAGATGGTGTGCTACAAGCGGGTGGCGCTCTCACCAGCGTACCCATGAAGACTATCAACAATGAGCTACGAGGCTTAGTTAAGACAGGCGAGGGCATCGACAGAGGGCGAGGTGATAAACTTATAGAAGGTCCAGCCCTCATGCTCGGCTACTCCCCGTACATCATCGACAATAAGATACTGGCACAATAGAATTGAATAAAGACCTTATAACTGCTACACTAACACCTTAAACCTATAGGATAGAACCGATGACGCTTAGTTCAACCGTAAATAGAACATCCACAGCCGGTGATGGCACAGTTACTAGCTTTACCTTTGGTTATCTGTTCTTTGCTGACAACGACTTAGTTGTCACGTTGAAGGTGGACAGCACAGGCGTAGAGACTATCAAGGCCCTCACGACACACTACACAGTGTCAGGTGCAGGTAACGCCTCTGGTGGAACGGTCACTATGTCCACAGCCCCGGCGAGCGGCGAGACACTTATCATCTCACGGTCAGAGCAACTAACTCAGACGCTTGACCTTGTTGAGAACGACCCCTTCCCTTCTGCTCTGGTCGAGCAACAGTTCGACAGCTTGACCATGATTGTTCAGCAGCAGCAGGAGATATTAGACCGTACTCTCCGCTACCCCATCGGTGACACCTCTGGGCTTGAGGCTGAGATGGCGGCGTCTGTCACACGGGCGAACAAGTATTTAGGCTTCGATAGCACGGGCGCGGTGTTGCTTGACACCCTCATCGGCAACTATCGAGGTTCTTGGGGTACATCGACAGCCTATGTGGTGAACGATGTTGTCTCAACAGGCTCCCCGGCGTCCACTTACATCTGTCTCGTTGCTCATACCTCTGGGACTTTTTCTACTGATCTGGGTGCGAGTAAATGGCAGACTGTGGCCGCAGCGGGAGCGACAGGCGCGACAGGAAGCACAGGAAGCACAGGTGCTGCTGCTACAATCGCTGTAGGCTCTGTTGCTACTGGGGGGATTGGCAGTTCCGCTACTGTATCTAATGCAGGGTCCACAGCAGAAGCCGTATTTAATTTTAGTATCCCTGTAGGTGCTACAGGAGCTACAGGAAGTACGGGAGCGCAAGGACCAGCGGGTGAGATGGGTGGACCTGATAGTTCAACCGACAACGCCATTGCACGTTTCAACGGTACAGGTGGATCAGTAGTACAAAATACAGGTTGGACAATTTCTGACGGGAACGCTCTTGCAGCAGGGGGCGTGTTTGATATGAGTGGACACGCCATCACGTTAGACGCGGTTACTTTGTCTGGAGCGGTTACAGGCGCAGCCCAAACTCTAACAGATACAGTCCTCAAAGACACAGCAGAGACTACAGTAGCCAAGGGTAACTTCGGCGCTACTCCTGCATGGGACGTATCTACCGGCAATGCTCAGTGGGGAACAGTAGATCAAGCAATCACTTCATCCACAATGACTAACTGGCCAGCATCAGGTGCAACAGGTTACTTAGCTCTTGAGGTTATCAACGGTGCTGCCTTCGCTATCGTATGGCCAACTTCTGTAGACTGGGTTGGGGGCACGGCCCCTACTTTAACAGCTTCAGGTACAGATCAACTAGTCTTTAGATCAAGAGATGGCGGTACAACAGTCTTAGGCTGGGTCGCTGGATTGGATATTAAATAATGCTGGGCTCTAACCTCCTTATGGCAGCTGCCGGTTCCGGGGGCACTTCCCTCGTCGAAGTGGCTAACTCTGCGCTGTTTGATGATGATAACGCAGAGTATTTGTATCGGGACAACACATCTGCACAAACAGACACAAAGAAATTCACTTATTCTACTTGGGTATACAGAGGCAACACAGGGTCAACGATGGGACTGCTATCAGGCGGTAGCGGTAGTGTATCAGGGCGTACTGACTTTGGGTTTAATTCCTCTAATGTTATTTACTTTGATTTTTTTACAGGGAGTTGGACGCAAAGAGTTACCACAGCAGTATTCAGAGATATAGGGTGGTATCATATTGTCTTAATTTTTGATGCGGCGAATGGTACGGCAGACGACACGCTTATTTTATACGTCAATAATGTGCGTACTTCTTGGACTTCAGCCGCTGGTGTTCCCAACAACCTATCGTACGTGAACGCCAACGGGCAGCGAACAAGGATCGGCGCAGAGGGCAGTTTAACACCTCAAGAGTTTGACGGGTATTTGGCTGAGACTGCTATGATTGATGGTCAAGCCCTAACCCCCTCGTCCTTCGGTGAGTTCGACACTACAGGCAACTACTGGACACCTAAATCCAACACAGACATCAAGGCTTTGACATTTGGTACTAATGGGTTCTATCTGGATAACACCACCAACGCCCAGACAGACGCAAGTGGCAACGGTAACAACTTCACAAACAACAACACAGTAGTCACAAGTACACATACGCCGACTAATCAGTACGCCATTCTAAGCCCCATAAGTAAGTGGGGAACATATAACAGCATGACCCTTTCAAATGGTAATCTTGATGCGGATAATACTGACGCGGCTTATGATAAGAACTTCACAACAATATGCACACCCCCCTCTGGTAAGTGGGGTTTTCAATACACTCTTGATGGCGCACCAGACGGTAGCCATGATATGTATCTTGGTTGGGTTGCTGATCCAGCCTCCTATACTGGCGCAACGCATGGCCCAAATAAAGCTGCTTATTCAATGGGCACACACGCCACTGGCGGCGACTTATATAAGAACGGGTCGGTTGTAGAAGATGGTTTAGCCAACTTCGCAGATAATGATGCTATTGAAATACTTTTAGATGTAACCAATGGCACTTGCGACATACTACGAAACTCAGTTGCGTATGGTTCTCAGATCACCGGCATGACCGCCGCAAGCTATTTTGCTTGCATTGAAGCCTATAACATAGGCGCTGAGTTTGATTTCGGGCAGAATGGTTACACACCTTCTGACGGTGATTATCTAGCCCTCAACACCACCAACATAGCAGGGTCAATAGCCGCAGACACAAATGTCACAGGAAGCTTCACCGGAAATGCAAATGTTGATGGGGCTTTTGTCTACTTAGGCTACACACCTGATCCTGACGGAACCTGCACGATTAACAGCAACACGGTCACATGGGGGACTCATGCCTTTAGAACTATTAATGGTTTCAAGCTGATTACCTCAAGCGCGTCATATAATTCAAGCGGATCAAACACTTATGATATGGACGTTATTGGCCCATTTGTTGATGCTGATGGTCGGGTGATGGCCGCTCAAAGTGATTAATATACACGATAGGAGAGACATAAGATGTTTGTAATAGAGAATGAAGCTGGTGAGAAAGTAGACCAATGGAAATCAGGTAAGAACCCTGTATGGCCTAACGGTGCATCCATGTCTGGTACTGCTACTGATGGCATGACCGTCGCTGGCTACACAGCCCATGAGGTTGCACAAGTAACCGAAGGTGAAGGCCCAAGGAAATTAGGCTTTCGTGGCCCTGAGAAGGTAGCTGGTAAGTGGCAGCGTGTTAAGCTCCAAGGTGCTGCTCTGCCTCCCCCACCTGATCCAGTACCTAGTGATGAA